ATGGCGATCCGTGCGAGATGGAATTCGCCTACGTCCTGCCTTCGGGCGAGAGCTTGCGCCTAACCGTGCACGCCGTCTACCTGCCGCGCCCGCGCATCGAGATTTCCGGGCCGCAGGGCGTGCAGGCGAGTTTCGACTGGCAGGCCGCGCGCGACAGCGTCGTCGGCCGGATGTGCACCGCCACCCTGATCAATGACATTGAGGTATACTGACGATGCTGACGCTCGACCTGACCAACGCGCCACGCTGGCATGACCTCGCCCCCGGCGTCCGGGTGCAGCTGCGCCCGCTGACCACGGCGCTGATGGTGGCGACGCGCAGCGATCCGGCCGTCGAAGCGGTGCCCGAGGAGGCGTCCGACGAGGAGCGCGCGGTCGCCTTCGCCAAGGCGCTGGCACGACGAGCGGTGCTCGCCTGGGAGGGCATCGGCGACACTACGGGAAATCCCGTAGACCCCAGCCCCGAGGCCATCGACGCGCTGCTCGACGTCTGGCCGATCTTCGAGGCCTTCCAGCTCGCTTACGTCTCCAAGGGCCTGTTTCTGGAGCAGGAAAAAAACGCCTCCGCGCTCTCGCCGAATGGTCCTTCGGCGGGGGCGAGCGATACTGCGAGGGTTGCGAACCCAGCGAGGGTTGCGAACCCGGCGGGGGTTGCGAACCCGGCGAAGCCAGCCCGCAAGCGTGCCCGGACTGCCCGGCGCGGCTGAACCGCCCCGTCACCCATGAAGGCTGGCAGGTCTGGGACCTGGTGGGACGTCTCGGTGGCCAGCTGCGCGTCCTGCCCGGCGCGGTGATCGGTTGGGACATGTCCGCGGCGCTGGCGCTCGGGGACGCGCTGGGCGTTCCGCCCCTCGCCATTGCTGAACTGCTGCCCATCATCGAGGCGGTGATGGTGCGGAAACTGAACGAGGAATTGGCGGCGAGTGGCGGCCCGGGTGTCAGGCCGTGATCTTCCCGATCAGGGTGACGCCGGGCAGTCCCTCGAAATGCGCGTCGCAGGTCAGGAGCGTCGCACCCTGCGCGCGGGCCGTTGCGAAGACGATGGCGTCGGCCGTGGCGAGCTTATGCTCGCGGCAGGCCTCCGCCGCCGCCAGCGCGATCTCGGTGTCGAGCGGAACGACATGGCAGACCTGCGTGAAGGCGATGACCTGATCGGCCTTGTCCTCGCCGACCTCGCGGGTCAGCCATTTCGCCAGCTCCAGCTGAACCATGGTCGGGACCAGCCATTCGGCCTGTTCGGGCAACTGCCCGGACAGCGTCTCGCCGGTCGGCGAGCCAATCAGCCATTCGATCCAGGCCGACGTGTCGACAAGGATCATCAGACCCGATCCGTCCGGTCGCGATAATCGGTGGCGGTGGCCCCGCGCGCGAGACCTTTCAGCGTCTCCCGCTTCGGCACCGGCACAAGCAGGACGCCCGTGCCTTTCGGGATGAAGGCAAAGGTCAGCCCGGCCTCCCAGTGCTGGGCGGCCCGGATCGCCTTGGGAATCGAGATCTGGAACTTCGAGGACAGGGTCGCGGTCTTGGCCATGGTCATACCCTCACTTGATCGATGGCATAAACGTAAGACGCCCATGCGGCGAAAGCAAGGAGTCTGACCGATGGCCGAGAAACGCGTCAGCGTCCGCCTCGCGGCCGTGGGCGGACGGCAGGTGCGCGCCGAACTCGAAGGCGTGGGTGAAGCCGGATCGCGCGGCTTCGGACGGCTGAGCCGCGAGATGGAGGCGGCCAATGCCCGGCTCGCGGCCTTCTCGCGCCGGGTGCGCGTCGCGGCAGCGGCAGCGGTCGCAGCCGCCACCGCGGCGGGCGTCGCCATGGTCCGCTCAGGCCTGCAGACCGTCGATGCGCAGGCCAAGCTCGCGCAGTCGCTCGGCACCACCGTCGCCTCGATCCAGACGCTGGAGCGCGCGGGCGAGCTGGCGGGCGTCTCGATGTCCGGCATCGAGCAGGCCACCAAGGATCTGACGCGGCGGCTGAGCCAGGCGGCCGCCGGGACCGGCCCCGCCGCCGACGCGCTGGACCGGCTGGGGCTCTCGGCCAATGAACTGATCGCCCTGCCGCTGGACCAGCGGGTCGGCGCCATCAACGCCGCCATCGAGAGCTTCGTGCCTGCCGCCGAGCGCGCCGCCGTGGCGGGCCAGCTCTTCGGCGAGGAAGGCTCCATCGCCATGTCGCGGATCGACACCGCGACGCTGCGCCAGGCGACGGAGGACGTCCTTGCCTTCGGGGTCGTGGTCTCGGCTAGGCAAGCCGATCAGATCGAGCGGACGAACGATGCCATCTCCCGGCTCGGGCTGATCTGGCGCGGGCTCTCGAACCAGCTCGCCGTCGCCGCAGCGCCTGCGCTGGAAGTCGTCGCGGATGCCATGGCGGCGGTCGCCAACCGCACCGGTCCGCTTGGCATCGCGATCCGGGGTCTCTTCGACAACATCGGCCGCCTGACGACCTACGCGGCCACCTTCGCCGCCTTTCTCGCCGGTCGCTGGGTCGCGGGCATGGCCGCCGCGGCGCTCTCGGTGCGCGGCCTCGCCACGGCGCTCGTCCTCCTGCGCGGGGCACTGATCCGCACCGGCATCGGCTTGGCTGTAGTCGGCGCGGGCGAACTCGTCTACCAATTCACCCGTCTCGTGTCCGGTGCGGGTGGGTTCGGCGAGGCGATGTCGCTGCTGAAGGACCTCGCGGTCGAGGTCTGGGAGCGGATCCGCATGGGCGCGGCTGCGGCGGGCGCGGCCGCCACGGCGATGTTCTTCGACCTGAAGGCCGACGCGGCCTCCGGGATGCAAAGCGCCATCGAGAGCGTGGTGGCCTTCGGCAACACTGCCGCGAACACGTTCGAGGGCGCCTTTGAGGCGATCAAGGCGATCTGGGGCCTGCTGCCCGCCGCCATCGGCGATCTGGCGTTCCAGGCGGCCAACAGCCTGGTCGACGGCGTCGAGGCGATGCTGAACGGCGTGGTCTCGCGCATCAACGGTTTCATCGGCGGCATCAACCAGGGGCTCGAAGCCCTCGGTTCGGAGCGGCGCATCTCGCTGGTGCCCGACCTCGACCTCGGTGAGATCGAGAACCGTTTCGAAGGGGCGGCGACGGCCGCAACGACTGCCGCGCAGACGGCGTTCGACCGCGCCTTCGAGGACAACCCGCTCACCGCGCCCGATCTCGGATTCACGGAGGCGTCAAACCGGGCGCTCGAATCCGCGAACCTCTATCGCGGCACCGCGCGTGATCTGGCCGAAGGGGCCCGCGCGCCGCTGGAAAGCTGGCAGGCGCTGCGCGATGCGGTGCGCGGCACCGACGAGGCGAGCGCGGATGCGCTGACCGAGGCCACCGGTGCAGCCGAGCGGCTGGAGACGGCGCTCGGCGATGCCGGGCGCGCTGCAACAGATGCAGGCGCGGCGACCGGAGCTGCTGCCGCTTCAGCGGAGCCCGCGACCGAGGCAGCCGTCACAGGCTGGCAGGCGGTCACGGCGGCGCTGTCGGATTACGCCAGCAAGGCGCGCGAGATCGGCGGCGATATCGGCCAGAGCCTCGTCGGCGCCTTCCAGTCGGCCGAGAACGCGGTGGGGCAGTTCGTGAGGACCGGCAAGCTGAACTTCCGCGACCTCGTCACCTCGCTGCTGGCCGATCTCGCCCAGCTCGCGGCGCGCCGGTTCATCCTCGGGCCGATCGCGAACGCGCTCTCCGGCGTGTTCTCCGGCGCGGGCGGCATATTCGCCAACGTCCTGCATGCGGGCGGGATGGTGGGGTCCGCGGGGCCCTCGCGCATGGTCCCGGCCATGGCCTTCGCCGCCGCGCCCCGGATGCATGGCGGCGGCATGGCTGGACTTCGCCACGATGAGGTGCCCGCGATCCTGCAGCGCGGCGAGCGCGTGCTGTCACGTCGTGAGGCGCAAGGCTACGGCGCAGGCGGCGGGGTCAACGTCACGATCATGGCTCGCGATGCCGAGAGCTTCCGGCAATCGAGGACGCAAGTGGCCGCCGACATCGCCCGCGCGGTCTCACTCGGGCGCAGGGGCATGTGAGCCATGGCCTTCCACGAGGTGCGCTTCCCCGACACGATCAGCCGCGGCGCGCGGGGCGGGCCGGAGCGGCGCACGCAAGTGGTCGAGCTGGCCTCGGGCGACGAGGAGCGTAACGCCAGCTGGGCCAACTCGCGCCGCCGCTACGACGTGGCCTACGGCATCCGCCGTGCCGACGATCTGGCCGCCGTCGTTGCCTTCTTCGAGGCGCGCAATGGTCGGCTCCACGGCTTCCGCTTCAAGGATTGGGGCGATTACAAATCCAGCCTGCCCTCGCAGCCGGTCGCCCCGACCGATCAACCCATCGGCACCGGCGACGGGGCGGTCACCACCTTCGCGCTGCTCAAGCACTACACCTCCGGCGCGCAGAGCTGGACCCGCGCCATTGCCAAGCCCGTGCCAGGCAGCATCCGCCTGGCCCTGAACGGGGTCGAGCAGATGACAGGCTGGACGGTCGACACGACCACGGGCGTCGTGAGTTTCGACGCCGCCCCGCCAGCGGGCACCTCTGTCACCGCAGGCTTTGCCTTCGACGTGCCGGTCCGGTTCGACACCGACGCGCTCGACGTCACCCTCGATCTGGAACGGCTCGGTTCGATCACCTCCATCCCGATGCTGGAGATCCGCAGATGAACGACGAGACCGGCTTTCTGGCCGCCGTGCTGCGCGAGCTTTCCGCCTCGACGGCCGTGATCCTGGCCGCGTGGGGCGCGCTCGGCGGGACCACCAATGCGCTGACCACGCGGATGCGCCTGCGCGACGCCCTGCGCCACATCCTCTTGGGCGGGCTGATCGCCGCCGGGATGGGGAGTCTCTCCATGGCCGTCATCACCAGCTGGCTCGGCTTGCGCCCCGAGGCGATCCCGGCGGGCGGAGCCGCGGGGTCCGCCGCCTATCTCGTCGGCGTCTTCGGTCCTGCCGTGATCGAGCTGGTGCTGGCGCGGCTGCGCCCCGCGAAGGGAGGCGACGGCGATGAATGAGCTTCTCCGCCTCGCGCGCGCTCTGCGCTGCGATCCCGCCAATTCCTGGCAGGCTTTCGCCCACCGACTGCGCGTCGGCCTGATGGTCGCCGCGCTGATCCTGATCCTCTCGCTTCTGGAGTAATCCCATGCAGATGACAGAGCGGGGTCTCATGGCCCTGGCCCGGCACGAGGGGCTTGTGCCCGCGCCTTATCGCGATTCCACCGGCACCTGGACTTTTGGCATCGGCCACACGGCGGCGGCCGGGCCGCCCGATCCGGTGGAGATGCCGCGCGGCATGCCCGCCGATCCGGACGATGGCATCCGCGCAGCGTTCCGGGTGTTTCGCAGCGATCTGGCTGCTTACGAGGCCGCCGTCCTGCGCGCCGTGACCGTGCCTCTCAAACCGCACGAGGTCGATGCGCTGGTCTCTTTCCACTACAACACCGGCGGCATCGCCCGCGCGGCTCTGACCCGGCACCTGAACGCCGGCGACCGCGAGGCTGCAGCTCAGGCATTTATGAACTGGCGGCGGCCGGCCGAGATCATCCCCCGGCGCGAGGCAGAGCGGGATCTCTTCCGCCATGGCCGCTATCCCGGCGGTACGATCCCGGTCTGGTCCGTGGACCGCGCGGGCCGCGTGGACTTCTCGCGGCCGATCCGGCGGCTGGCAGAGAGCGAAGCTCTGGCGCTCCTGCAACCCGCCAAGCCCGATGCCCCAGTCACCCCCACGCCGACCGGCTGGCTCGCCTGGCTGGCCGTCTTCTTCGCCACCCTGATCCGGAGGGCCTGATCCCCATGCGCTACGTTCGTCCCAACTCCTTGACCTGGTGGGCAGGGCTTCTCGCTCTGCTGACCGGCATCGCGTCCATCGCGCTG